AGTATAGAGAGTAATTAACTCTATATGGGATTGGCTGAATAATGAGTATACTTCGGAAGCTCATAAGGCAATCACAGGTTAGTTCGTGGTGAACCTACAAAGGTGTAAATCATTTAAGTAGTTGAGACATCAATAACCAGATATACTTGAAGAAAAAAAACAGAACGATTCTGTTGACCTTGTTGTGGGTAAGGGTAATACTGAAATCCCACTTTATGACTGAAAAAACTAAACTCTGAGAGTTAAGGTAATGGCATAGAGGTTGTACTCGATTCAATGAGATTAACCATCTTGAGAATCACTTTCGTAACTGAAAGATGTTAGGTACAAGGTTTAAAAAAATCAGAGCTTCAAGTTGTGAGTAATCGTTAATCTCACATCCCCAAGATTTCCAATATAATAATTATAAAAAAATGGCCACACGATTTTTAGTTTCCACTATACTACCAAACTTAAAAACAAGATGGCCATTTTTTTTATCTAAGACAAGAAAAAATTGATTTTTATCAATCGAGGTTATATTTATTAATGTATCGAAAAATGATACAAATGATAAATGAATAATAAACATAAACAAATAGGAGATTAAACAATGGATTTAAGCTTAATTAAAAAACGACTTAATCAGTTACAAACCACAAACAATCGTACTTCCAGTCTTTGGAAACCACAACCAGGTAAAACTCAGATTCGAATCGTTCCTTATGCTTTCAATAAAGATAATCCTTTCATTGAATTATTCTTCCACTACAATATGAACAATCGTTCTTACTTATCACCTATATCTTTTGGTAGACCAGACCCTATTGAAGAGTTTGCTCAGAAACTAAAAGGTTCAGGTAGTAAAGAAGATTATCAGTTATCAAGGAAACTTGAAGCTAAGATGAGAACTTTTGCACCAATCATTGTAAGAGGTGAAGAAAAACAAGGAGTGAAGTTTTGGGGATTCGGTAAGACCGTATACCAAGAACTACTTTCAATCATTGCCGACCCTGATTATGGTGATATCACCGACCCTGTAAATGGTCGTGATGTGGTTGTTGAATTTATTTCAGCTGAAGAGACTGGAGCGAGTTATCCAACAACAAAGATTAGAGTTAAACCTAATCAAACACCTATCTCAGACGAACCTGAAGTTCTTGAAACTGTGAAAACACAACAAGATATTAAGGAAATCTATCAAGAGTTATCGTATGATGACCTTACTGAAGTGTTAAATGAATGGTTGAATCCAAGTGATTCAGATTCAGATGAAGAAGAAGCACCACAACAGGTTACTTCTGAAGTATCAAACACAAAAGTAACGAGTAATAATGCTGATGCTTTTGATGAATTATTCAATTCGTAAATAATAACAATATATGGGAGTCATATGTTGGCTCCCATTATTAACTTAGGAGATTAGGATGGCATCAGTTAATGATGTATTGGCCTCAACACTGGCCGATAGTTTAAATAAAAAATTCAAAGATAACAAAGTAGCGTACTTCTTAGATGGTACGGATAATACACCTACAGATATAAAAGATTTTGTATCTACAGGTAGTTCTATGTTAGATTTGGCAATATCAAATAAACCAAATGGTGGTATCGCCGTTGGTAGAATCACAGAAATCAATGGATTAGAATCAAGTGGTAAATCTCTACTTGGTGCTCATATGTTGGCAGAGACTCAGAAGAAAGGTGGTGTGGCAGTTTACATTGATACTGAAACATCAGTTTCCCAAGAGTTTATGGAAGTGATTGGACTTGATATGAGTAAGATGTTATACTTACATTTAGAAACCGTAGAAGATATCTTCGAGGCTATCGAAGAAATCGTAACCAAAGTTAGAGAATCAGATAAAGATAGATTAGTAACTATCTTAGTGGATTCACTGGCAGCCGCTACAACCAAAGTAGAGTTAGAGGCAGATTTTGATAAAGATGGTTGGGCAACAGCCAAGGCTATTATTATCTCAAAAGCGATGAGAAAGATTACTCAGATGATTGGTAGAGAAAAAATAGCTCTTGTATTTACAAATCAGTTAAGACAAAAACTTGGTGTGATGTTCGGAGACCCATGGACTACAAGTGGTGGTAAGGCATTACCTTTCCATGCTTCTACTCGTATTCGTTTAAAGAATATGGGACAGATTAAAGATAGTGGAAAGAATATTCTTGGTATGAAGTGTAGAGCACAGATTGTTAAGAATAGGTTAGGCCCACCTTTAAGACATGCAGATTATGATATGTACTTTGATAGAGGTATTGATAATTATGGAGCATGGTTGACTGTGTTGAAAGAACACAAGTTAGTAAAAGTGGGTGGTGCTTGGTATACACTTACAGACCAAGACGGAAAAGAACATAAATTTCAATCAAAAGATTGGGAAGAATTAATTACTTCCGATGATGAATTGAGAGAGTATGTTTACAAAATCATTTGTGATAAGGTTATACTACAATACAAAGAAAAACTTGGTATTGATGATGTAGAATTCACAGATGAGGTTATCGGTGATTAACAAGAAACATTTATCGATACTCGAAGAGATTAAAAAATCTGGCGGAAAAGTAGATAGTGGTGAACCAAATGACTCGGTTTTACTTATTGACGGATTGAACACATTCATACGAGTGTTTTCAGCCATACCTACTACTAATGAGGATGGAATTCACATTGGTGGAATAGTAGGTTTTTTAAGGTCAATTGGTTACACAATCAACATGGTTAGACCTACACGAACTATCATAGTATTTGATGGTAAAGGTGGGTCTAACCGCCGACGAAAAATCTTTCCTGAATACAAAGCGGGAAGAAAAATGTCAGTTAGATTGAATCGACACTTGGATGTTTCACTTACAAGAGAAGATGAACACAAGATGATGATTCGACAATTGAATCGAGTGATTGAATATCTTGAATGTTTACCTTTATCTATTATGAATATAGAAAATGTGGAGGCAGATGATGTTATAGGTTATTCTGCCAAACACATTTTTAAAGATAAAGTTACAATCATGAGTACCGATAAAGATTTCTTACAATTAGTTGATGAGAGGATTCGTGTATGGTCACCTACAAAAAAACTAATGTACGATGAAGAAAGAATCATGGATGAGTATGGTATAGCATCCAAGAATTTTTTATTGTTTAGAATGATGGATGGTGATAAATCAGATGGGATACCAGGTATAAAAGGTGCTGGGTTAAAAACACTATTGAAAGTGTTTCCTTATCTTGGTTCACCACATCAGTTTACAATTGAAGATATTATGAAGAGTTCAACAGCGAACCAAAAGAAATACAAATTGTGTGAAACAATTTTGAATAATAAAGACCAAATGTTTTTAAATAAAAAACTGATGGATTTAACCAATAGTGTTATGAGTGGTAATAGTAAATTAAAAGTACAAAATATCACATCACAACCAATACAAAGAATGGTTAAACATAAGTTCCAAAGAATGTTTTTGGAAGATAAACTATACACTGCTTTACCTAATCTTGATAGTTGGTTACATTCTACATTTAATAGAATGAATCACATGGCGGAGAAAACACATGGGTAGAAAAAGAAAATACTTTTCAGAAAAAGAAAAAAGAGATGCTCAGAGAAAGTGGCAAATGGAACACTACAAAAGAAACTCAGAAGAAATAAAGGCCAAAGCTAGAAAGAAGTATCGTGAGAAGAAACGAAAAGAATTTTATGATAAAAAAGTACAAGATTTATATGGAAACTTAGGATGATAATATCAGATTACTTCAAGAAGTTTTATGATATGAAACCATATCTTTTCATTGATGAAGATGAATGGCATCATATAATAACAACATATGAAAAAGAAGAAGTAATCGAAGAGTTATCAAAAGTATTACATACATATAGGCCACCTATTCCTGTTATATCGGAACGGCAAACACTTGATAGTTTAAATAAGTTAAAAGGAGTAAGGTGGCCAGAACTATTAGTAGAGGGTAGTTGGTTCCCACGAAATGAAACGGAATCGAAGTATTCGTTATCTGATTTGTATTTTAGGAGAGATAATTCAGGTAACAATGCTTCGAATCCATTTCACATAGAAACAAGATGGAAAGTTGATTGGACTAGAACACCGAGTGGTTGGAAAACATGGCAGACTGTAAAGGGAATCAAAACTATTGTAAGAGCGTTCTACACCTTAGACCAAGTGTTAACAAAGGTAGATGAACAATCAATAAGGATGGCAACCACATTGAGAAAGTATGTAGCTTCTCAATTCAAACCAAGTATAGCGAAAGGGTTTTATGATTATTTTAGAAGTAATAATGTACTCGATTTTTCTGCTGGTTGGGGTGATAGGTTGGCTGGGTTTTATTGTGGAGAGACAACAGAATCATTCGTTGGGATTGACCCAAACACCACCAATCATCCAAACTATAAAAAACAAGTTGAGTTCTATGAGAAACACAGGACATTCTTTGAAAAAGAAAAGAAAGTAGATTTAATTTGTTCACCTGCTGAAGATGTAGATTTTACAGAGTATGAAAATCACTTTGATACTATCTTTACTTCACCACCATATTTTAATGTGGAGAAATATTCGGATGAGGATACACAAAGTTACATACGATATAAAGATATTGATAGTTGGAACAAAAACTTTCTACATAAAACAATAGAGAAACTAATCCCTACTCTAAAAAAAGATGGGATACTTGCAATCAATATTGCAGATGTATATAATCCAAGTAAAAAAAATTATTATGAAATATGTAATCCTATGAATGATTTTATAAAATCTCAAGGGTTAAAATACGAGGGTTGTATAGGAATGGAGATGACCAAGAGATTCAATAGTGGTGGAGCTGGTAATGCAAAGAGTGAATACTTTGATGATAAATTAAAAGAACAAACAGAAAAAACACAAGATATTGCATTTGGTGAACCAATTTGGATTTGGAGAAAATAAATTGTATTCTAAGAGAAAAAGGTAATAATTATATATATGAGTGAATCATTAGTAAAATATGGTACTGGTTTTCAAAGTAAAATAATCACATCACTTTTGGTGGATTCCAAGTTTATCAAACAGATTGTTGATATATTGGAGATAAGTTATTTCGATTCAGATAGTAATAAGTTTTTGATTAAATCTATCAAAGATTATTTCGGTAAATATAAAACTAATCCTACAATGGAAGCAATCAAAGTTCTAATTGATGATGTAGAAAATGATGTATTAAAAACAGCTATCGTAGATAGTTTGAGAAATGCATGGCAACATCGTGAGAGTAATGATTTAGAATTTGTAAAAGAAAAAACATTAGAGTTTTGTAAGAACCAAGTTGTAAAGAATGCTATTATGGAATCGGTTGAATTATTAGAAACACAAAAGTATGATGAGATAAAAACAATTATTGATAAAGCTATGACGGCTGGTATGGAAAGAGATATTGGACATGAGTACATCACAGGTTTTGAAGAACGAATGACACAACAAACAAGAAATACAATGCCAACACAATGGGATAGTGTTAATGATTTGATGGATGGTGGATTAGCTGGTGGTGAATTAGGTGTTATTGTAGCTCCTGCTGGTATTGGTAAATCTTGGACACTACAGGCCTTAGGTGCTCATGCTGTTAAAAAAGGATTGAATGTAATACATTATACATTAGAGTTAAATGCTCAGTATGTTGGATTAAGATATGATACAATTGTAAGTGGACAACCAACAGGTAACTTACAATATTATAAGGATGATGTGTTAAAGGCAATTAATAAACTAAAGGGTAACTTGATTATCAAATACTATCCAACACGAACTGCAAGTGTAAACACTTTAACTGCTCACTTACAACAATGTGAACTACAAGGTATCAAACCAGATATGGTTATTGTGGATTATGCTGATATCATGAAATCAACACAACATTTCAATGAGAAACGACATCAGATAGGTCATGTATATGAAGAGTTAAGAGGTATGGCTGGTGAGTTTGAGGTTCCTGTATGGACTGCTTCACAGGCTAATCGTTCATCATTAGAAGAGGATGTGATTGGTGCTGAGAAAGTTAGTGAAGATTATTCAAAAGTTATGACGGCTGATTTTGTTATGAGTATGAGTAGAAAAGTTGAAGATAAGATTGCAAACACAGGTAGGTTTCATGTTATTAAAAATAGATTTGGGCCAGATGGAATAACCTTTCCAGCAACCATTAATACTAATACAGGTTACATACAAATATATGAAACAAGTACACAAGGTGGAAGAGAAGTTCAAGGTAAAATGAACAATGCAGATGAGTATATTCGTAAAACATTAGCACAAAAGAAAAAAGATTTTGATGCTGGTGGGTTCGAATAAAACTTCAAAGAAAATCTTTTTAAAACTTCTAAAAAAACAAGAAAGTTTTTAATATTCCGCTATATATACCATACATATAATAGGAACAAAAATAAATTAATACAGAGGAGTAAGTTTCAATGGGACAAGGAAAATTTAAGTTATCAGAAAATTTCGTTTCAAAGTACAAAAGAAAAAAAGCACCATTTGGTTTTAACGGATTAGGTGAATTAGTTTATATGAGAACATATTCTCGTATAAAAGAAAATGGTAAAAATGAAAGATGGTGGGAGACTGTACAAAGGGTTGTAGAGGGAACTTATTCCATGCAAATGAATCATATCGATTCACATCAATTAGGTTGGAATCCATGGCAGGCACAAAAATCAGCACAAGAGATGTATGATAGAATCTTCAACATGAAGTTCTTACCACCAGGTCGTGGTTTGTGGGCTATGGGAACACCAATAACAGAAAAGAAAGGATTGTATGCCGCCTTAAATAATTGTGCTTTCGTATCTACAAAAACATTAAAAGATGATTATGCTAAACCATTTTGTTTCTTAATGGATGCAAGTATGTTAGGTGTTGGTGTAGGATTTGATACCAAAGGAGCGGGGGAAATAATTGTTAAAGGTGTAGATAATGATAGGGATGAACAAGAATTTGAAATACCAGATACTCGTGAGGGTTGGGTAGAATCATTAAGATTGTTATTAGAAAGTTACTTTCATGGACAAGCACCTATAGAATTTGATTATAGTAAAATCAGATTAGCAGGAGAACCAATCAAAGGATTCGGTGGTGTTAGTTCAGGACCTGAACCATTACAAGAAGTTCATGAAGATATCAGAAAAGTATTAGATAAAAATAGTGGTAATCCAATCACAATAACAACCATTGTGGATATTATGAATCTGATTGGTAAATGTGTTGTGGCAGGTAATGTTAGAAGAACTGCAGAGATTGTATTTGGAGACCCATTCAATGAAGAATACTTAGATTTAAAGAATTACAAAGTAAATCCACATAGAGACCAATATGGTTGGACGAGTAACAATAGTATATTTGCTGAGTTAGGTATGGATTATACAGAAGTTTCAAAGAGAATTGTAGATAATGGAGAACCAGGTTTTGCTTGGTTAGATAATATGAGAAAATATTCTCGTATGAAAAATGGTGGTGATAATAAAGACCATAGAGTAATGGGTGGTAATCCTTGTTTGGAACAATCATTAGAATCATATGAGTTGTGTTGTTTAGTGGAAACATTTCCTGACAACCACGATAATTTTGAAGATTATGCCAAAACATTAAAATATGCATATTTATATGCCAAGACCGTTACATTAGGAAGAACACATTGGGCTGATACAAACAGAGTGATGTTGAGAAACAGAAGAATCGGTTGTTCAGTTAGTGGTGTTGCACAATTCATAACACATCGAGGTATCGATGAACTTAAAGGATGGTTAAATAATGGATATGATGTTATTCAATCATGGGATAAAGTATATTCTGATTGGTTTGCTGTACCGAAATCAATTAAAACTACTTCAGTTAAACCAAGTGGTACCGTTTCACTATTGGCTGGTGCTACTCCAGGTTTACATTATCCCGAAAGTAGATTCTATATAAGAAGAATTAGATTATCAGTTAATTCAGAACTGATTGAACCATTGAAAAAAGCAGGTTATAAAATCGAACCAGCATTTGGTTCAGAGGATTCAACATTAGTAGTTGAAGTTCCTGTTGATGTAGGTGAGGGAATCAGAACTGCTAAAGATTTAAGTATATGGGAACAATTTAGTTTGGCAGCTTTTTTACAAAGACATTGGGCTGATAACCAAGTAAGTTGTACCGTTACTTTTGACCCTGAAAAAGAGGGTGATGAAATACCAAATGTATTAAATTATTATCAATATCATCTAAAGGGAATTAGTTTATTACCAAGACATGATTGGGGTGCTTATCCACAAATGCCATATGAAGCTATTGAGGAAAAAGAGTACAACAAACAAATTAAAAAACTTAGTAACCTAAGTTTTGGTGTAATCAAGAATGAGGAAGCAGAAATAGATAAGTTCTGTAACAATGATTCTTGTGAAGTACCAAGTTTGACTGGTGATAATGATGACCAAGATTATACAAATGGTTAAAAACTTCACATACCGCTGGCAGACGACACACCAGGATAAAAATGTGTTATTCACAAGTAAACAACAAGGAGATGATTATGAAATATCGTAATCTTATTGCATCAGTATTGATGATGACGGGATTG